ACAATTTGCTGAACTTCTTGATATAGGAACCTAGGCTATATGTTTCGCTGTTATCAGGTAATACATCGCCACCGATAATAAGTTCATTTTCTACTGTTACATCGCTATTAAATACAACAGAGGGGATGACAGTGATTGCACTAGAGTCAGCAGTGTCAATTGTAGATGCAAATAATGTTGTGCCAGTTACACTGGTAGCTAATATCGATGTTGCATTTAGAACGCTCAGGCCCAGTGTATTTGTGCTAGGTTGGTAGGTTAAACTAGTGTCAGTTCTAACACTTTCGTTACCATTTGAATTCTGAGTAAATGCAAGATAGTGTACTGATGCTGAGGTATTGGAAGGAACTAGAGTGACTGTAGTTGCTATTGTTGCTGAGCTAGCTGTGCCTGTTAGATTTCCAGTCACATTACCAGTTACGGATCCAATTAGGGTTCCTCGTAATACACCGTCCCTGCCGTCAACTAGAATTGAAGAATCATCTGCAAAAACTGATCCAGTTAGGTCTCCGTGGAATGTGCCGCTAGTGGTATTAACTAATACTGTACTGTCCACTCCGATTACATTTCCGGATACAACAATATTGTAAGCATCTCCTTCGTTAATTCCAAGAGGTTGTCCTGCTACTGTTGATCCCAAAGGTAGATTAACAGCAGTTCCTGTTGACGTTATCTGTGCATTACCTAGGTATAGACTAGATCCGCTAAGATAAAGATCTCTAAATCTACGTGTTGAACTACCTAGATCATAAGCTTCGTTGGCATCGGGTATCACGTGTGCTTCGGGAACGAATGTACCGTAAACTTGTTTGGTTTCAGAGTTAACAATTAATCCAGAATCATCTGCCCACAAGTTTCCCTTGAATCCTTGATCCGCGGCAATTAAACCAATATAATTTGATAAATCTTGTTGCACTGTTGCCTGCAATCTGTTACCCACTAGTGCAAATGTAATGCCTGAATGTACAGTGTTGTCGGATAGACTGTCTCCCAAGAACATCTTGGCAGTTGTACTTCTAGCATCTGCAATGCTAAAGCTAGTTACAGGGAGGCCACCTAGTGTTGTGCCATCGCCTACAAAAACAGTTTTTGTTGTTGTATCGTAGACAATTTCACCTACTAACGGGGTAGTTGCCAACCTATCGGCTGTTGACCCTCTTCTAAGTTGTAAAGGCATTCTTAACTCCTGGAATATTCGAATTCTATGTTATATTTATGCCTTTGTTTCTTTTCCCTAAAGTTAGATTTTTTAGTCAAAAAAATAGGACCCGAAGGTCCTATTAAACTGCGTAGATTATTACATTGTAGGTCCGTTACCGTTCCTAAATCCAACACTGCCGCCTTCTGCTTCAATGCGTTTGATAACATCTTCAAACAAGATAGGAGCAAAGTCTGGAAGTTGTTCTACGCAAACACAGTGGTATCTAACATCAGGCTCATCACTGTATAAGATCTCCCCTGTCTTAGCGTCTGCTCCTCGAGCCTTACGCACACGGTTTGCGTGAGTGTGACCGTGAATGTTAACCCCAAAACGCCCTAAGCTGTCGCTGTGTACAGGAATGTGACTTAAGATCATACCGTTCATAACGTGATATGCACGTAACTCCCGGAAATACTCTCGATAGTCGTCATCCCTGAAAATGTCGTGATTACCACGTATCAAAACCTTGTCGCCATTTAGGCGGGCTAATGTTTTTAATGCCTTACGGTTAATGACAACATCACCTAAATGATAGACCTTGTCCGTGGGCTTGACTCTTTCGTTCCAGGCTTTGACCATAGCTTCGTCCATTTCGTCTGGGTCAGTCCAGGGTCTTAACTTTGTTACTCCGTCTGCGCGAGTAAACTTACATACGCCTACGTGTCCAAAGTGAGTGTCGCTGACTAAAAATACACTAGGCATAATTTACTCCTTTCATTGTATAGATCTGCGAAATATCAACTCTTGTTTGCTGAATGCTTCTACTTCCCAAGGCATATTCAAATACTTGGTGTTTTTAGAGTATCGTTTGCCTCTCCAAAAGTTAATACCATTTTTCGGCTTCAAAATACCCTTGGCCATTTGTTTAACGTGTACCATTTCGTGTGCTAGAGTAACACCAATCTGTGCTAGCGCACCTGGACGTACTACAATCACATAGCTGTTGATACCATCCAAGGGCATTGTCATACCCTCGTTACCTTCTCCACATTCATTTGCAATTCGAACCAACAACGTCTTACGACTACGAGTTAGTCCTAATTGATCAATTATGCTGGGAAGAATAGCTTCAACGAACTTTTTTTTGCGTTCACTGCGAGCTTCTACAAGATATTCCATGAGTTTCCTTTTGAACACTTAATATATTATAACATCAAATGCTCAAAAGGTCAACCTCAACATTCTAGGTCAATGTGTCGACCCTTGTCCAAATCCAATCGAAGATTTCGAGATACTCGATCTGCTATAACTTGATCCAATCTGCGTTCTTCAATCTTTTTAGCGTAATCTTGTTCTCGTTGTTTTTCCAAACGAACCTGATCTAGGCGATACTGTTCTAGATTGTACTTGATGACACTTTGTTCTGCTCTTGAAACGCTCATAGATCATTCCTAAAAGTGCGCCAGTCATCAATGTTGGGCTTTTCATCTGCGTCATAAGTCCACCCTAAATGCTTCATCATGCGATGCTTGACTAACAGATTAGGACTACGGAAACGCTCGGTGTCGTTGAAGCCCATCATGACTCCAACTTCACAAACTGCACCACTACGGCAAATGCCAGCGTAGCAATGAACAACCACATTCATGCGATTAGCCAGTGCGTGTTGCAGTAGTCGAACAAGCTCTGCGGCCTGCTCATGGCTACAGCGCATGGCTTCATCTAGAGCAAAGTCCTTTTCTTCGATGTCCAAGAACTCGAAGTTGTGACGCTCTTTGAATTCGTGCTTGGCTTCGGGACGCCAACTTGCAGGATCAACAATGCTGATCAGCATACTATTAGGGCCAGCATCGTGATGGAATCCTGTTGGGATATCAGCGGCTGCTACATTTTCAATCCAAGGCATATCGTCTCCTTCAATAGGTTTCTTTCACAACATCAAACTCTTCGACAGGCCATTTGGCTTTGAACTCATCTGATTTAACATATTCATTGTATGCTTTCGCATCAAAGAACACTTTACTGAACACAGTTTTAAATGTTCCTTTTGGGTTTATAGTCAAATAAACTGATTTTGCCTTGCCTGCCATTCTAGCTCCTTGTGTGTGTTATAACCTGTAACTAACCCGACCTTTTGATAAATCGTAGGGGCTAACCTCTACTTTAACTCGATCGCCTAGAATGATACGAATTTTGTGTTGCTTGAGTTTGCCGCTGGTGTAACACAGCATCAAATTGGGCATGTTTTCAATTTTTACCTTGTACATACTGCCCGGCAGAACTTCTTCTACAACGCCTGTTAATTCAATAATATCTTCTTTGGCCATCTAGTTTTTATCTTTCCTTTTTTACGCGGCCAATGCGGCTCGCCTTGTTCCAATCGTATTTAACGCCATCTGGGCACTTACCATCCTTGATGCTGTCTACACCAAATAGGCCTACGATTTCAAATTCGCCACCTTGAATGGTAACGAACACATTTAATTTTTTGGCAAATGCCATTGCTAAATCCAAATTAGCAAACTCTGTTGAGCTTTGTTTTTCTATTACTTTGTACATACGACTATTATACTGTCTTTCCTTCAAGTTGTCAAGTGGTGCTCCAGGCTGGTAACGATCCAGCGTCTATACATTACCAATGTATTGTACTACCTTTGTACTACAAGAGCAAATTGGTCCGGCGTAACAGAATCGAACTGCTGTTTAGAAGGTAGAAGCTTCCTGTATTTTCCACTATACGAACGCCAGCAAAAGAAAAACCCTGCCGTAAGTACTATGTCTTAGAGGGCAGGGCCGTGTTATTGGGTGACAGACAACTTATCTCATTATACTCCGCCTGTCAGGGAGAGTCGTTACTTTACATCGTACTCGTAGTTTACTGTGTCTAGATTTTCTCTGTAAACTCCAGCGCCGTTCTTTAGATGAAATCGTTTGGCCATTTCAGTTTTTGGACTGAGTGTGACGAAACGAGTTATACTAGGAAACTGTTTTTGTATTTCTGTTACAGTTGCTCTCAGCAATTCAACACCAGCCCCCGGGGCGTAACTCCAAATGGTGTAAAAAATTGCTGCTGTTGGCACTTCCGTTTCTCTGATCAGGTCGTTTACATCTTCTGGAATGAAGTCGTGTAAACTGACGCAGACCATTGCTCGGGGAATGTCATCAACTAAAACACTTACAAATTTGTTCTTTCCTACCCTAAACTCTTTGGGCAACTCTGGACGAACAGGATCATCCTTTACATAATCTAGTAGTGGGTCTGTTAGATTTGTTATGAAGGACAACATTTTATATTCTCTCTGTTTATAAACAAAAAGACATCTCTCTGTTTATATGCGTACTTATCATTTATACGAAAAACTCGTATTACAGCGAGATTACAAGATATACTCTATGTCCGCGGCAAGAATAAATCTGTAATCTTTACTTTGAACAATTCCCGGCCTATGCCACTGATTACTGGGATATATTAACCAGTTATAGTCCGCAGGCTTGACAAAAAATTTGCCATCGTTCTCGGGTCCGTTTGGTGCCATTTCTGTTCCGCAATAATCTCTATCTAGTACATCTTCGGGGATGTGCAGATAAAAGATACCGCTCAACATCTTGGCATT